AAAGGCTCAAACAATTTCTAAACCCCACACAGGATCTCTCTGGGGTACTAATAAACGCAGTAGCCTTATGCAGGGTGGATTTAAAAAAGCACCTGGAAGACATGGAGTAAAACTTTTTGGTAAACAAGGAGTCAAGTTAGTTTCAAAAACTTTTGGTAGAATTCCTGTAATGGGTCCTCTAATTGTTGCTGTTGCATCATTACTTGCAGGAGAACCAATAGGTCAAGCAATATTTAAAGGATTAGGTGCTGCTCTTGGTGGATTACTCGGATCATTTATTCCAATTCCTGTGATTGGAACAATCCTTGGCGAGACAATAGGTGTTCTCGTCGGTGATATGATGTACTCTTTACTTTTCGAGAAAAATGGAGCTGCAGCTGCAGGTGCGAAATTTATGACTGCTCTTAAGTCTGCCTTAGATATTGGTGGTCTTGTCTTAAACTTCTTTAAGGAAGGATTTGGTAGATTCTTTAATGACTTCCCAACAATTGATGTTCCAAATATTGGATTTGGTCCCTTTACACTGAAAAAAGCACTCGCAGGAATATTCCCATTCCTTGATAAAGATAAAGATGGAGAAGTTGGAAAGATTCCAAACCTCCTTTACCTTACTCTACCTGGATTACCATTCTTAATTCCACACGCAGCAGCATCATTCTTACCTGATATCTTTGGTAAAGGTGGCACGGCATTTCCAAGTTCTGAAAGTAAAGCACCAGATGATAAATCAATGGAATCAACTAGTGGTGGTAGTGGTGGTGGTGCTTCCACTGCTATGCCAAATGTTTCGACGCAAGGTGCTGATCTAAGAAATCAGACTGAAGGATCTAAAATTGCTGGAGAACTTGGTAGGTATCTTAACAGAGAAGGACTTAAATGGGGTTCTGGTGTCACCGAACACCCAGAGCACGGAGGAGTTAAACCAGTTCATACTGATGGTTCCTATCATTATAAGGAGCAAGGATATCGAGCAATTGATATTGGTGGATGGGGTCCTAATAGATTTAAGCGAGAAGGTCAGTCAGGAACTGATGATCAAACTAAAATCATTGCAGGTATTCAGAAGTTTAATAAAGATAAGGGTGTTAAACCTATAGAGTTTATCACTGAGGCAACTGATCCTACTTATCATAATGATCATGTTCATATTGCATATGGTCTTGGTGGTCTTGTAAGAGGTATCACTCATGCAATGTTGGGTGAAAAGGGTAAAGAATTTGTTATTGATAATGATTCATATACTGCTATTGAAGGTGCATTCCCCGGATTACTTGCTGCAATAAATGCTGCAAAAGGTAAAAGTGCTATTGAAGCACTAATGGCATATACCGATTATGAGAAACCACCAGAACCTGAGATGGCAATGATTGGTGGTGGTTCTGGTGGAGGGTCTGGTTCTTACAGTGATAGTGGTGAGAGTGGTATGGTTTCTTCCAATGCATCTGAAGGATCTAGTGGCGACAATAGTAGTTGGAAAGATATACGTTATAAATTTGGGTAAATAGGTATAGAGGAAAATAACAATGTCAGATAAAACAAAGAAAGTACAAGGTCAGAAGGCAGGTCCTGCTGAAATAACTAAAGCAACTATAGTCAGTAAGGATGATGCAGAGAAATCTGTTAGTGTTGCTGGTGGTTTTATTGAGATGAGATATTTTGAGAGTATACTGCAGGATGCTATTATGGCAACGTATACCTTTGCAGATACTGGCAATTCGATTGATGATAAGACAGTTTATGAAGGATTGCCTTTGACTGGTAGTGAACCCTTTCAGTTTGCTGCTAAAGATAATAATGATGTTGAACTAAAATTTGATATGATAGTCTCAAAAACTGCACCATTATCTGATGAACCTAATACTTCTGTTGTGGTTCTACCTCTAGTATCTGAAGCGTATGCAATTAATGATCAGAAGAATGTAAGAAAATTTTTCCCACAATTAAAAATTTCGGAGCATGTTAAGTCTTTAATAACTGACTTTTTAGAATCAACTAAAACATTAGACATAGAAGAAACTAGCAACAGTCTTAAAGAGTATGGATTGGGCAGGAAAGCATATTATATGCTGAACACTTTTGCAAAAAAATCACAACCATCTGGTGGAGAAGGTCAAACTGCTGGATTCTTTTTCTTTGAAACTTCTGAGAAAATAATTTTTAAATCGATTGATAGTTTTTTTGATGAGGAAAAAAATCCTAGAAAAAAATCAATCATTTATAACTCATCACCTGATGTTCCTGAAGGATATGATTATAAAGCACTGACATATGATAAGGATAGTGGTGATGTTATGGAGATGGCTAAAATGGGTGCATTTACTACAGCTTCTATGACGTTTGATCCTGCTAATTTTAATTTTAAGAGAACTATTTTATCTACCATTGAAGATATTTTAGAGGATGTTGATGAAGCAATTGAACCTTTGACAACAGCAGCAAAAAAATTAGTAGGGTTTAATCCATCTCTTGTAAAAGAATTTGCAAGAACAACTATAAACTTTTCTGATACAGGAACTAATGCTGAAACTGTTGAGGAATCAAACCAAAAGAATTTTGATTTTGATGGTGTATACAACCAATCAATCATGCGCTATAATCAAGTGTTTGCTTCTAAAGTCAATATTACAGTAGAGGCAGACTTTTCTTTGCACGCTGGTGATATGATATTCTTTGATGCCCCATCACCACAAAAAGATACAAAGAACGATGAGATTGACAGACAGGCAGGGGGCCTATATATTGTAGCAAGTCTATGTCATTACATAACACCCAAAAGAACTCTCACAAAACTCTGTTTGATTAGAGATTCTTCTGGAAGACAAGGAAATCACCGCAAAAAGGTAAACTAATATGGAAAGTATTGAAAAGCATATCAAAGTTGATGAAGAGATTCTTGCAAATCCAACAACGTCACCACAACAACGTCGTCATATTGAAGGAGAACTGCATGAACTAGAAATTTATGCTGAGAATCATAAGAAAGAAATTGCTGCTGGTGACCATCATGATCCTACAGCACTAGAACTTTATTGTGAGATGGAACCAGAAGCAGATGAATGTAGAGTATACGAAGACTGAATATGCAAGAAGGAGCACTATTTGATTCAGGTATATTAGGGTCTAGTTTTTTCTGGTGGATCGGACAGATTGCTGACGATTCCGTCTGGAGAGACAATGTTATAAGTGCTCCTTTTGCCACTGAAGGAGAGAATGAAGGTTGGGGTAGAAGATATAAAGTAAGAATTCTTGGTCTTCATGATCAAGGTGAGGTTGAAATACCATCTAAGGACCTGCCATGGGCGCAGGTAATGTATCCAGTAACTGCTGGAGGATTCCTAGCAAATAGAGGAGCCACACCAAACCTTCAACAAGGAAACATGGTGTTTGGTTTCTTTATGGATGGACAGGCAATGACTGTTCCCATCATTATGGGAGTTATTGGAAACAATTCGAAGAATGATACAGCAAATACGATTGGTGATAATCGAGTTACTAATAAACAACCAGGATCTCTTGCTGTTAGTGGTTATGCTAAGGGTCAAAAACCTAAAAATGCTAAAACCGGTACTCAAGAAACTCCACCTGATGGAGACTTAAAGGCAGAACACCCCAATTCATCACCTGCAGCTGCCCGAAAAAGACCTGGAGCGAAGGTAAACAAGTTTGGATTACGTCCAGACCTTCCCCTTGATGATGACCAGTTCAGAGACGCTCAGGCAGCAAGGAGAAGAGCAGAAGAGAATGGATTAGTTGGGATTGAGAGGGAAGAATTTGTAATGAAATCCGTTGCTGACGGTATTAAGCAAAGAGAGGCACAGAATACGAGTGCAGCTGCACCTATAACAAAATCTATCGCGACTGAAAATCCAGATGTTCAGCAAATTACAGCAGGAGATGTAAAAGAGCAGGTCTTAGCAGAGGAAAAAGTTCCAATGCCTATTCCTGATGATCCTGTTGGTTCTGCTATGAAATCAATTCAGATTCTGATTGATAATATCACTCAGAAAATGGATACATATTTGAATGCTATTCAGAGTTATGTTGATGCCGTTTCAAGTACGGTTAGTAACATTGAAAATATGATTAGAAGTGCTTCTAAGAAAATTGCAAAATATATGAAAGTCATTTTTGATAAGATGATGGAATTTGTTTTAAAACAAATTAATGTTGTTATGTCAGATGTCATTGGAGCATTACCTTCTACTTTAACAAGTAAGTTTGGGGATCTAAAAGAAAAGATAAATGAAATGATGTTGGTGATGTATAATAAAATGTTTGATGGACTTGCTGATCAACTTGCTCAAACATTATTGGATACATTACAACCAGCAAAAAGAGAACAAGAGGCTAGAGAGTTTGCTGCAAATGCTAAAAGTTCTGGTGGTTCTGGTAGTTCTGATGATGGTTCCTTACCAGGAAGATTTAAAACAAAACCAAAAGTTCCTATGTGCTATGCGGAAAGTATTGCATCAACAGTAATTTCTAAAAATAGAGGACAAATTACTGAAGCAAATACTAATGTTGTAAAAAGTTTGAATGGTTATATTGATGGAATTCAAGGTGATATTGATAGTGTTTCAGCAGTATTGAGTCAGGGACAACAGTTATTGAGTGGTGGATTGGGAGATTCACTTGGTGATTTTGGTGCAACTGCCTCAACCGTTACTGGTGGTATGGATGGTATGTTGAGTATGATGCCAGACATCAATAGTGGTCTTGGTGCTGCCTTAGAATTTTCAAATATTATTACGAATGTTTTCCCTGGAGAACTTATGCCTAAGAAAGCAATCAATGATTTCTATCAACTTGCTACTGGTGGATCTGGAGCTGCAGCAGCAGAATTGCCAAGTATGGCATCAATTGGAGATTCGGTTGCTGTTAGTGGTGATGAAAGAGCAGGAAGATTTAACACGCCACCTTCTCCACCAGAATTTGTAACTCCATCTAAAGGTAAACCACCAGTTCCTACACAGACAGATTCTTTTGACCTTGATTCTGATGGTCCAGTGACACAAATTGATAACAACACTTATGATCTTGGTGACGGAGCAACATTTGAACTTGCTGGATGATAAAAAAACCCGAATAAATATTACACATGACATCAGTAGAACAAGTATAAGATGGCAGGATCTAAATCTGATAGAGTAGATGATGCAAAATTTGACATTTTTGCGTCTAATCAAAATGATAATGATTCTGTTCGTGTGGGATATATTGATTCTAAAAGAGGATATATTAGTGGGCTAAGTGTTTATGAAGCCAATAGGTATGCTGAAAGAAATACTGGAACACAATTTATACTTGCAACTAGAGAAGAAGTAAGATACCTGAATATAACTGAAGTTAATAAATTAACAAATCAAAGTATCTTACCTAAGAATAGACCATCTGGAATTGTTGATGATAATGATGAACTAGATCCATGTAATACTGTAAGAGGATTTGCTACTGATTCTAATTCAGAATCTAGAGGGGATTTGGATGAAAATGAACCTATAGTTAATCCACCTGATTCAGGTGGTGGACAATATGATGCATCATTTAATTATAAAAAGTATAAGAAAGATAGGACAAGAATAGAACTTCAAGGTGGTGGGGGAATTGGTGCATTGGCATCACCAATCATTGGTCTTGATGGATCAATAATACATTGCCGTGTCATTGATGGTGGATTTGGATATAGAAATCCACCACAAGTTAGAATCTTTGATGAGAATATGAGGGGTGCTGGTGCCAGAGCATACTCATTATTGGGAACTACTGGATATACTCAAGAAAACTATGATGATGAGGATGATGTTGAAGAGTATAATTTTGATCTTGGTGAATATAACTTTGACTCAACAGATGCTTCTTGGGGGAGCGTTTATAGTTTAGAATCGCAGACTGTAGTTGGAGAATGGAATCCTGCAAATATAATAAGTCTTACAAATCCACAAGGAGGTTTTACGTCAGAGTTAACTAAGTACTTAGAGTTTCTGAAAGGATATGACCCCAACAAACCTTGGTGGACTACCAGAGATGAAACTCCAGTAAGAGTTTCTGGTAATAAGAGTGATAAGAAGGCAAATAAATTGGGTGGAATTCTTTTTCCTGTTGAGTATTGGGCTTGGGGTGGAGATAGAACACTAGATGATTTGTTTGTGGATGTTGAGTTTGAGGTATATGGTCAGGGAACATATAAAAATAGAAATTTATACTTTAAATTTGAAGCAGAAGATGGATCCCATTCATTTAGGATAAGAGGTATTGCTAAAAAAGAAAATAATAGTAAAAAGAGAACACAAATTGCTTCAGTCAAAGCAAATACAAATTATATTGTAACTTCTAACGTAAGAAAGAGAGTAATAAAAAATTCTGATGATATGGTACTTGAGCAAGGACTTGCTAAACAACTTGGTGGAACAAGAGAGGATGGACAAAAGCAGAGAGATGGTAGTAAGTCTAAGATTATATTTGCTGATGTAGTTGGATCTGCAAATGATAATGATGATATCCAGGTAAGGTCTAACATTGGTGGTTTCAAAGCAGGAGATAGGACTAAAGTAAAATCTAATGATGCTGGGGTTCAGAATACGGAAAAAAATAAAAGAAATAGGTATAAAAGAGGTACATTTGATCTAACATATAGGATCAATAGGAGAAAGGATAAAACTTTTACGACTGAGATTACTGATAGTTTTATGAATAAGTATGCGGTCTCTCCAGAACTACCCTCTAATATAGAGGGCACAGACAGAGCAGGGATCCCATATAGTTTCCTCTACAAAGAATTTTTCCCACATGATGGTGAGTACGTCTTTAGAGGTGCTTCGGATAATATTGGAGAAGTTCTTCTTGACGGCAAATCCGTCATGGATATATCAAATACCTTTAAAGATAAACCAAGAAAAAAGAAATTAAATGTAACTAAGGGTTTGCATGAAATTAGAATTGATTTACTTAATACTATTCAGAAAAAAATAGTTACTACAACTATTAAAAAATCTCCTGTACAATCTCCAGTACAATCAGTAGAACCTAAAATTGTTACTGTTAAGAGTGAAAAAGTATACCCAATCAAAATAGCAGAACCTGGATCAAAGGGTAGAGGTGACAAGGCTGTAATTGTTAAAGTCAGTGATAAAAAAATTATCTACACGGATACAACTGATCAAATGGATAATGATGCAGAATTTAAAATTGTATCAACATCACCTGGAGTAACTGCAAAATTTAGTAAGGATGGATCTGAACTTAAAGTTATGGGTGATGGTGATGTTTCTTTACAGCTCTCATGGGATGATGATCCAAACAGCAATGGAAAAGCAGTTGGTCAGATAGAAGTTGCTGGCGTAAAATTTAAACAGACCGCACATCAGAAGAAAAAAGATGCCATAACTGAAACTATTAAAGTTACTGGAACTACAAAAACAGAGAAAGTTACTCCAGTTACTCCAGTTACTCCAGATACTGTTCTTGTTCAAACAAGAACTGGAGGATCAACAGAAAAAACAGATGATATAATATCTGACATTTTTGATACAAAAAAATATATTAACAAAGCCAATAGAAGTTTATATAAAGCTAAAATTTCTAAATTTGGAAACTTCTTTTCTGAGTATGGAATTACTCCATTCAATCCACTTGAGGTTGACCCAGAAAT